GAGACGAGGGTATACCGATGAAAATCTGCATCCACACCGCGGAGATCCGAATCAACGGCCATGAACGCCGGGTGCTGGCATCGCTCCGCAGATCGGACGTGATTGCGCAGGCGAGGGAGTGGAGGAGGGAGTTCCAAAAGCCCGTGAGGATTGAGAGTTTTGTCAGTGAGGTTGAGAGGCCGCCGTATGAAGGATAAACCAAAACTCCAGATCATCGCTCAAATGAGCGGATACAAAAATCTCAAGATCGAGGGAGGCTTCAGGCTCCAGCTCGATATCTTCGAGTCCAGGGAAAGAGATGTCGCGGCCCTGGCGCTGCTCGTCAATCGGAGAAGAGTCGTGAAGATCACAATCGAGGAATACGATGACGGGTGAGTGGCGTGTCGGTAGAAAGGAAATTCTGAAATTCCTCGGACTGGCTGATTGGGGAGCTGTAAGATTCCTGAAAAGCGAGGGGCTTCCAATCCGGTATCTCCCGAATGGAAAGCCGGTATTAATCCAGTATGAGGCCACTGAGTGGCTAATTGCCTATGATGAATTAAAAAAAACACAAAACCATACCCAAACCACCCCCTAAGCAATCTTCCATTTTTTATCCACCCCTGAAACAATATGACCCATGAGCACCATCGGAGAACAAGCTCGCCAAATAGCCAGAAAAAAAATCCTGGTTGAGTGCAAGAAAGCAAAACTAACGTCTGCCCGTGTGTTAAAGCGCATCTCGGAGGCATTGGATGCGTGCGAGACCAAGACGAGTTACGACAAGGATAGGGGTAAGTGGCAATACTCAAAGCCCCTAATTGACCATGGAAAACGCCTGGATGCTGCTGCCCTGGCGGCTGCGATTCTCGATCTTAAACCGGTTGAGACCAAAAATGTGAATTTGGGCGGTTCGGTCATTGTTCTGAAGCCGGACGGCATCAAGAAACCAAAAAATTCGGGGCTATCGAAGTGAACACAGCGGAAGATATCTCTCAAAGCCTAAAAGAATACATCGCCCTCCCCACTATCAAGCGCTTCCACGAGTCTCCCGCCCAGATCCGCTGTATTGTTGGCCCAGTCGGTTGTTATAGTGGCGATACCGAATTCCTCACGCCTTACGGGTGGAAGAGGTTTGATCAATACGCAGGGGAGTATGTTGCCCAATGGGATGCCGATACAGGCTATATGTCATTCTGTTTCCCAAAGCGGTTCATAAAGGAGCCGTGCGATAGTTTTTACCATTTCTCGTCCGAGCATTCCCTGTCGATGGTTTTAAGTCCAGAGCATCGGATGCCTCTGTATGATTACCGGGGGGATTTTAAGGTAATGACGGCGGCCCAAGTGGCCGTAAACCCCAGTAAATACACAGTTCCGATCAACTTTATTCCTGATTTACAGGATTACCCCATTCCGGACGCAGAATTGCGAGTAATGGTTATGTTCTGCGCCGATGGATCGGTACAGCAAAATGGATTTAAGCAAAGGGTAGTCGTCCGGAAAGAGCGCAAGCATAAACGCATCAAGACGCTTTTGGAAGAGGCTGGAATCCAGTTTACCGAACATCCGTCTGCCAGCAGAGAAAATGAAACCGGCTATGCTTTCATCCCGCCGATCAAAACCAAGCGGTATTCGCCTTGGGCGTGGAAACTGTCTGTCCGTCAGATGGCTATTGTCGTGGATGAAATGCAGTATTGGGATGGCCTGTACGAGGGAACGGATTGCCGCTTTTCTACCACATCGAAGGAAGATGCCGACTTCATGCAGTATGCCGTTCATGCAGTTGGCGGCCGTGCGACGATTTCTTGTGAGCGTCATCCAGAAAAAGGGTGGGCCGATCAGTATATCGTTCATATCGCAAAGCCAGGATCACTAAAGGCAAAAGCGATGCTGCGCTGCGACAACACCTCAATCCGAGAGGTGAAATCCGCTGATGGATTTAAGTACTGCTTTGAGGTTGGCACGGGTTTTTTGGTTGTACGGCACGATGGGCGTATCTTCATTTCCGGCAATTCCGGGAAAACCTCGGGTGCTGCATGGGAGGTCTGCTACTACCTGCCTCATTTTTTGGCTCAGGAGTATGGCATCAAAAATACGCGCTGGGTTGTGGTCCGCAATACGTATGCGGAGCTGCGGGATACCACGATGCGGACCGTGTTTGATTGGTTTCCGTGGGGCCATCACCAGAAGGTCGATAACATCTACACCTTGGTTTATCCAGATGGCATTACGGTTGAGATTCTGTTTCGCTCGTGTGATCGTCCAGATGATGTCAAAAAATTCAAGTCTCTGGAGATTACCGGCTACTGGATTGATGAGTCGATCGAGATCGCCGAAGAGATCAAAAACATGCTCAAAAACCGGATCGGGCGCTACCCGCAGAAATGCCCGGTCCGGTTTGGGATCGAGACGACCAACCCGCCCGATGTCGAACACCCAACTTATTCACAGTTCGCATGGGATCCACCCCCTCCTGGCCCAATCCCCAAGGCGATACCGCTGAAAAACCATATCGGATTCTGGCAACCGCCCGGCGAGAATAACAAAAATTTAAGGCCGGGATACTACGATGATCTGAGATCCGATTATGCCAGCGATCCGGATTGGATCGACATGTACATCGACGGAAAGCCCGGCATGGTGATTCGAGGGAAGCTCGTTTACAACAATTTCGACCGGAGCTACCACGTCGCAAAAGAACCGCTCATATGGGCGCAGGGACTCCTCTATCGCGGTTGGGACAACTCCGGAAATTCTCCTGCGTGTGTCGTCCTCCAGATGCCCCAGCTCCAACAGCTCCAGGTCCTGGCTGAGTTCTATTCCGACAAAGAGAACATCATTGATTTTACAGACAGGGTGAACGCCGAACTCAACATCCGGTATCCGAACGCAAATTACCAGGACTGGGGCGATCCCGCCGGCGAAAACAAATATTCCACCCGGGCCAAAGGATTCACAAGCAACGCAGAGTTAATGCGGGAGGAATGCGGTGTAGCGGTTATGTCGAGCGAGCAGAATTTCCAGGCCCGCATAGAATCGGTCGAGAAAGCGCTCAACATGCGCGATGGATTGCTGATCGATTCGTCCTGCACCAGGATCATCAACGGGTTTCTTGGTGGATACTGTTACCCGGAAATCGGGAACACCGGCATTTACGGGGAGGCTCCGATTAAAAATAAATACTCCCACGTCCACGATGCGCTTCAGTACGTAGCGGTTCGAATCCTCGGCGGGACGAGGAAAAAAAGAATGTCGGCGGCTGAAATAGAGCGGCTGCGAAACCAGTACGGCCCGCCGGTAGCTGGATACGATAGGGGCTGAAAATGCCGTATTCCGAAAAAGACACCCGCCAGGACTTCAATGAAGCGTACCGGATCGGGTTCCAGTACTGGTCTCCGTTCTGGTGCGAGGCGAAGCGGGACTTGGAATTTTCGCTCGGCAAGCAATGGAGCCATCAGCAGGTGGCGTATCTGCGTATGCAGGGGCGCGATCCTCTTGTGTTCAACAAAATGAAGCGGGTCATTAACATGATCAGCGGATACCAGAGAAAACACCGGCTCGCGATGACGGTGGAGCCGATAGAAAACGCTGACGAGCAGACCTCGAATCAACTGAGCGCGTGCCTCATGTGGATCATGCAGTACCTGAACGGCTACAACGTAATGAGCGACTGTTTCGAGCAGGGGGCACTCAAGACGGGCATCAACCTGCTGGCGATATACCTGGATTATTCCGAGGACCCGGTCAACGGCGACATCAGGTTCAGGCGGCTCCCGTACAACTCGTTTCTGCTCGACCCGAATTTCACCGAGCGGGACCTGTCCGATTGCTCATGGCTTACGACGCGCCAATATCTCAACAAGGATATCGTAAAGATACTCTTGCCTGGTCAGGCCGGGGAAATAGAGAAAATCAGGCCGCGCGGACTGGACATGAAATACGCGTATCTCCCCATGCGCAAGGACATGTATGGAAAAGACCTGCTCTCGTATGACGGTTTCTGGACCAAGAAGGCGGAGCAGGCGACAATGATCATAGACAAACAAACCGGGGAGATGAGGGTATGGAAATCGGACAAGAAACGGCTCGATCTGTTCATGAGGGATACCTACCAAGTGCATGGCGATCGCTTGGCCACCGCCCCGACATGGAGATCGACTGCCGAATTCAATATTCTCGTAAACGACGAGCCGCTTTACAACGGCCCTGACCCGTGGGGACTGGACGATTTTCCGTATGTCCCCATAATCGGATACTGGGACCCGGAATACGATGACGCGAAATGGAAACTGCAGGGCGTCTCCCGTTGCATGAGAGACCCGCAGACCGAAGGCAACAAGCGCAGACTGAAGGTCCTGGACATGATCGACTCTCAGATAGCATCCGGATGGAAGGCAAAGGAAGGCGCACCCGTCAATCCGGAATCTCTGTACCGGTCGGGACAGGGAGAGGTTGTCTGGATAAAAGACGATGCCCAGATGACGGATGTTGAGAAGGTAACGCCTCCCGATATCCCGACAGGGATGTTCCAGTTGATGGACGTGCTCGACAAGGACCTGATGGAGATACCCGGAGCCAACTCGGAATTGTTCGGCATGCCGGAAGGAGAAAACCTTGAGGTGGCGGCAATCCTCGCAAAACAGAGA